CCGAGATCATCAACCTGATTAAAAACCTAGCCTATATAGATGAAGATGGTAATGAGATGGTTTCTGAGTATAAAGATGAATTAATTAATTTTATTAAAACTGGGAAATTTGATTAACACCCTTGACAATTAGCGGTATTGAGAGTAGAATATACTTATGAAAACACAATTTGATATTGAAGACTACCTAGACTATCTAACTGACCACCTACGCAAGACCCTTACCAAAGATTTCGGGGCAGATGGTGGACATATCGTAGATCTACTATCTAATACTGCCACTCAAATAGACGCTATCTTTTACTGGATGGCTGACTATCCAAGGGAAGTTAAATGAGTATCATTGCACTAGAGAGCCATATCCAAAAGCTAACTGAGGACCTAGAGAATTCACACTTAATGTCTGACGTATTGGTAGATATGATTACTGATGAACTAGTCAAGCTGCATGCACAGCTATACTATGAAAGCCAACAGCCACCAACTTGGGATATGGTTAGTAATCTAGAACTAGCTGCCGCAGAAAATGCGGTAAATCTAGTAAAAGAAAGTATTAAAGCTAAGATTATGGATAGAGTGACAGACTTAAAGAGTTGTGGTAAGAATGATGACTGCTGGGAATTTGGAGATCTAATTGAAAGCTATATTGAGGAGTGGCTAGAATGAGCGAACTAGACTACAGTGATTCAGTTACTATTAAAATAACTAAGGTTAAGTATGACGGTGATCCATCTCACTGGGAGCTGGACATTGAGGGCGGAGAGTTTGACGGTAGCGGTGGAACAGACTCCACATTTAACGGGGTATTTGATATGGCCTACAGTATCATCCATGGTGGAGATAAGTCTAGTGGCTGGGAAGTAAATGAATGGGTAAAATTTGACGCTAATGAAAGAAACAAATGACGGAAGAAGAGATGCACTGGATTTCCCAAAATCTAGGACCATTGCTTAAAGCAGAGACTAGGCTAAGCACTAAAGAGGCATACCTCTTTGCTACTGACTTTACTAAGCTACTTAAGCTAAAATGGTGGGGCATTGATGAGTTTGATAAGCCTGGGCTTGATCCTACTTATTCTGCTATTGATGAACTAAACACTATCAACCCACACACCTTCAAGGTAAGCCAAGAAGAATGGGATAAGCTTAATGATTATCTTAATGAGCCTACCACACCAAGTGTAGTAGAAGGACTAAAAAGATTGTTTGGTAAGAATGAATAATAAGATGCTAATTAGGGCAGAGACACAAAAGAACGAGTACTTTGACTTCGGAGAGCTGCTAGATGATATAAAGTCTGATAACGTAATTAAATACTTCCTAGTGGTAAATGATGAAGAGATAGAGATTCCTTCTTCAATGGCAGCTGGGATATCGTATTTCTTTGATGAGTATAACCGAGAGGTATGTAAGCTAGATGAATGACTTCAAATGTAACTGTGGCTTTTGGCTATCTGCAGAAGTAGTGGACTATGAAGAATTTATGGAGTATGCAATTAAAGAACATGATGAACAACACTTGGCATGGCGTACAGCATATGTCCTTGGATTCTTTGGAGGTAGCAATGATTGATCCAAATGACTACTGGGTAAACAATCCACTTATAACACCGATTAATAAGGCTTTGATGTATGATAATGCTATTTGGAATGCCGAAGAGCATAAGAGATATGACATTATTGAATTCCTAGAAGATAGAATAAAGATGGTAAAGAAGCAAGGATCTTGGGGTATTATAACTGCTATGGGCAGACCAGTAGAGCCTGATGACGTTATAGCTATTACAGAAGCAATTATTTATGCAATTAGGGAAGAAGTTAAATGAGTGACCTAGACTATTCAGATCAGGTAACTATTACCATTACTAAGGTAAAGTATGATGGTGAGCCTACCCATTGGGATGTAGGTGTATTGAGGGCTGGAGAGTATGACGAGCTTGGTGGGGGAACTGCTCCCACTTTTGCTGGGGTATATGACATAGCCTACAGTATCATTGCAGGTGGAGATAAATCTAATAACTATGAATATAATGAGTGGGCATTGTTTGATGCTAATGAGAGGAACAAATGATTAGTTTAGTGTTTGGTCCAGACTACACATGGATTGATTTATTTTTTGCAGGAATTATGGAATTTATGCTAATAGTAGGCATACTGTATTCAGTATCTTATCTGTTTAATTGGATATATGATTTCAATGGGGCAATGAGGGTATATCGTCAAATGAAGGAATCTACTAAGGGTGGAATAAAATGAAACTAATGATAGCTAAGATAGTTTACTGGACCGTGATTACGTTGATGATTGGTCTAGCATTGGGCTTGGCAATAGCCCTGGCTTGGTTTACAATTACTACTATACCATTTGCCTTTTTTGTTCTTCTTGGTGCCCTGATCCTTGTTGGATTTGGCCTACTAATGGGTTGGGCGGAATCAGTAATAGAGAAAGAGAAGAGATATAGTAATGACTATAGAAGAATTGTCTGAAGCCATAGAGGTTTTATCAGAGAAGGTAGCAATCCAGGAGATGACTCTTAATGTTATCTCAGAGGCTGCAGATCGTCTACAGCAAAAGCTTGACGAGGCCTTCATGCTTTGGGGAGATTCCAATGACTAGCCTATTCGGCTGGTGCCTTAATAATGAGCATAGTATCTGTTTGGCTATAACTTCGGAAAAAATAGAGTGCTCGTGTAGTTGCCATAAAGTTTCGGCGTAAAAAGTTCGGCGGCAAATAAGAGTACCCATGCCACCCTACATTACTTCGTAATGCTATAGGCAAGTTTACAGAGAAGTAGTCCTAGCAAGAGACTTGGTATATACTTCCATACATTGGGATAGATCGTAATCTTTGACTATCTCAGCTATCTCGTTATATCGATCTAAAGTCCTAGATGAGATAACATAGCCACTGACCTTGGCCCCATCGACTATCTCATAGTTCTTTAATGAGGATGCATAGACGTTGTCATTTCGAACGGCATTGGTTAAGCCAACAATCTCATCTACTACAAGACTAGTATTAGATACAACATCCTCATAGGAGAACAATAGGTCAACCTTATCTAAATTAGAATAGAAATAGATATAGTGATCTATCTTTTGTTGGATATAAGCTTTAAGATCGTATCCGTAATATAGGTCATCCATAGAGACAATAGAGACTATAGAGTCAAATGGATTTCTGGCTATGCTGATTACCTTAAGTTCTGAATCAGACAGGACTGGGTCGTGAGTCTTAATTGGGATCATGTTGGTACATTGTCTGACATAGTCATTGAGAAGCTGGGATCCAGACCTAGGATAGGTAGATAGTATGATTTCCATACTTGATTATAACATAGCCAAATTTTCGGGGAATCAAGAGATGGCTTCGTAATCCCTAGTATAAGATATACTTACTAGTATGAATACATCAGATTATATAGTTGCTTGGTTGGTTGTTGGATATGGCATATCTATTGCTATCATCCTATGGCTTGAAAGCAAATCAAAGAAGTAGCCTTATGATTGTTTAAGCTCATAAACAATCGTATGGGATATGCTTATGGTCGTTTAAGATCTATGCCACAATGCAGACATATGCCTTTATCTGTATTCCAGATACCTGCAAAGAAGTGATTACCCCTTGAGCATCTTATCTTTGATCTCAAAGCATAAATATACCAGAAATAGTTAATCAAGAATAGCTTGATATGTAGCTTAATAGTGGATAGTTTCATAGCTCAAATATACCACATAACCACGTATCAGGAAGACTAAATACCCCGAAAATATACACAGAATATTCTTCTGATTTATCCACAGATAACCGAATATTATACACATTTTATCCACATATTGTGCATAAAGATCTTACTGTATATATCTTGATATGTTGATAAGATGGATTGGATAAAAATATATGATGAATGGAGCGTATAATCTTCGTAAACGTAATGGTTTTTCCGCATAATCTTCGGTCTATATCTATAATAGCAAATTGTTTATATGCACAAAACATCCGATTTGTCAAGTATTTTTATATAATATTATTTTCTATTTTATATAACTTTCTGGGAAAAATATCGATCTATCGTAATGTTTTTTATTAAAACATATCCATTATTTGGACATATCTTGGATAGCTAAAAACCCCTATGTATTTCTACTAGGGGTGTATTTACTACTAGGGAGATTATGTATCAGATGAGTTGATCTCTGTACCGCTTTGCGAATCCTTAACAGGATTATTAACGATTTCTTTCGGGGTATATGAGAATAGCTTAGATATACCAGTAACGGCAGTAAAGGCATACCATAGGTTAGGTTGATTAGCTACGATCCTATTTACTTCTTTATTATAGATAGGGTTTTCCATTAGCTTTGCAAAATGTCTAGGACTCATATATCAAGTATACATCAATTTGGGAAAAAATATCTTGCTATCGTAATACTATTGACAAATAGGATATTTTATGATATACAAATTTGTTCAAACTTTCTGGGAAATTTTTAGGTCCATCGTAATACTATTGTTACATTAGATACTTGACAAATACAAATAAGTATGGTCGGCCACAAAGGATCCCCCTTGTCAAGTAGGAGGATCCCTGTGTCGCTTAGCTTTCTATCCTGCTTCAGCCAATAGGTCATCTAGGGTTTCAAATCCTGTATCCTCAACCTCTAGTCCAGCAAGTAGCAAGTCAAAGGTTTCGTTCACAAATCTTTCCGCTAGGTCAGTAGACTGAACAATGTCGTTAGCAAGAACATAAGCAAGTGGCAAGCCAATGTCGTTGTATTCTACGAAGTCCTGAAACTCTTCATCTTGACGATAGTTGAGCCATAGGTCTGCTAGGATAGCCAACTTATCAGAATAAGTAGTTGATGTGTTCTCTGTCATAGGCTTTCTCTTTTTCCCATTCTGCTGATTCAGCAATTATCATTATACGGTTGTAAGGTGTGTTAGGTCTGATTCTTGCCAAATACATTCCAACTTGGTCAAGGTCAATCCTTGTGTCGCAAACTATGTCTGCTATCTGCTCTGCTATCTTTTCTTCTTTTGTTTTTTGTAGTTTACGCATTTGTCCTCTATTCAGTTATACTTGCCTATTGTATCAAAAACTAAGGGGGAAGTCAATACCCTGCGAAGAATACTAACCTCCCCCTGTGTGATGGCCAGTCCAACCCCTTAGACCGATTCGCCATCACTATCGACATGGAGTAATCTCAACATGCCAAACTATCTTATTAGGCTAGAGACTTTGCTTTACGCAATGAGTCAAGACTAATAGAATCAATAAACTTACCGTTCTTGCGGTATACAACTCGCTCTGAAGTTCCGTAACGAGTGTTCCATACTTCTAGGTAAGGGACGACGGCACCCTCTGCCTTTGCCTTCTTAGTTACCTTGGTGAGACGCTTTGGTGTTGCCTTACGTGCCTTTGGAAATACTGCCATGATGTTGCTCCTTATGTTTAAGTTAATGTTAGGGTTACTGCTATTCAATTGTATATTAAGTTATAGGGTTTGTCAAGGGCTAGAACAAAACTTCTTCCTGATAGACAGGTAACCCATAGAAGATGCTACGTAGGCGATCGCTCAGCAATGCGTCCTTATCTGCAAGGAATCCGTTGAGGCCATACCACAGGTCTGGTTCATGGTTCTGGAAGTATGGGTCATTTAGAATAAGATTGTTAGTCTCAGTAGGTGTCAGCTCGATAGGTTCCCCCAGTTCTTCATGCATTGTGGCACCCTGGTATGAGTTCACCTGATAGATGTGAATGTACCATGGCCCACTGTGCTCATAGATAGGGAATGCATCTGCATCAAGTCCCACCTCTAGTTCACGTTGGAAGATGTTCAAATCATAGTCGAATTCGGTTCCCATTAGTACCACGCCTCTCCAGCATGCTCATCGCATCCACAGCAGTTCAAACAAAACTCTTGCTGTTGGTCGCACTTGTATGTATCCATGATTATTTCATTATCGATTGTTGCATACTCTTGGCAGTCCGCACAGATTTCTACTTCACTGCTTTCAAGAATCTGAAGAATCTCTCCGTCTTCTACAAACGGAAGCATTGCCTCATAGATGTGGCTTAGCCATGCGTCATCAATAAGTAAAGTTATCTTATTAGTTACTACCTGATTGCTAACTGACAATTGGGGCGTCCTCTCCGTAGATGTCCTTCAATGCTACCACAGTATCGCAGTCGATGTCAATCATGCCCTCGTCGCACTCTGTACACTCAGGGTCTGCTTCCCAGTCTGTCTCTTCAGTACGGCAGTCACAGTCACGGTATACCCAAGTAGGAATCTCAGTCATCTCATCTTCCCAAGGATTAGTAGTGATGTAGTACTGAATGCGATTGACATAGTGATAGCCAGAAAGGATGTAAGTTCCACCCTCGCCATCTACTTCAGTCCAGATAAACTTAGGGTCAGTTGTACGTACAAGTTCCTGCTCTTCCCCATAGGTTTCGAAGGTAATGCCATCTGGGTCATTACTAAACTTATTATTGATTGGCTTGAAGGTATCTACCCAAGATGAGTAGGTATAAAACTTTGACATGGGGTCTCCTTAGAAGTGGAAGTCTACAGGTATAAGATACCATGAATCGTCAAGATTGTCAAGCATAAACTTAGGATTGGTTGACCAGTTATGTAGGTCATAGAAGTATGAGTTCATATCCCATTTGCCCTGAAGCATATCAATCATCTTGTTCAGTTCATAGAGGTCAAATGAGTAGTCTGTGATACCGTCATACTTATCTAACTTAGCATTGATATCTACATTGCTTGCCTCATACCTTTGGCGGTATCCAGCAAACTCTGTCTTGCGTGATTCAATAGAATCGCTAACAGTCTTAGTAAACAACTCTGCATTCTCACCATAGGAGATAACCATAGAGTGGTCGTCTTCCTTATACTGGCTATCAGGGTTGGGATTCCACCTACCCCCACCTACAATAAACCAATCAGACCAGCCACCAAGACCTTCTGATTCTGAATACATTTCTTCAAACTTGGCCTTGACGATATCGAATGCTTCTTCCTTACAGGAATCCAGCTCTTCACTTTCAAATGAGTTTGGGTTCTTTACAGCAATCCATTGTAAAACGTGCATGGGGTTTCCGTTCTTTGAGGTTATATCTATTATGACAGGTTGCTATGCGTTTGTCAACTCTTTTTTGAACATTGCTAGATAATTTTCTGCGGTATCTAGTCCATCAAAACTAAGAGCAACAGACATACCGTTATACTTAGTGATAAACTGTCTAGTCTTATAGTTCAGTTCATAGACACCTTCACAGAATAGATCGTCATTCTCAAAGTCTGATTCGTCATGTAATGGAATAGGGCCATTAGAATATACCAATACCCTCAAGATATCGCAGCCAGTATCTCTAGTTAGACTAGGATAGTTAAGACTAAACTCTTCACCCTGTTCCATAGTCATAAGACCATCTTCATCTGTATACTGCTTAGAGATTTCCAAAAGCTCATCCTCTGTGAGGAATCTAGCCTTTACCAATGATTTCTCAATAGTCTCAAGCATTTTGTGTTCCTTGATAAAGTCAAGAATGCGTGTGCCTGTGTATTCTGGATAGCCATCCCATTGTCCGTATTGTGCTACCCTGGTGATTCCATCTGCGTCAACAACTTTAGTAAGATTACGAGTTCCCATTGGGAATCCTTTCGTTGGGGTTTTTGCTTATGATATATTTTCTCACACATTCGGGAAAATGTCAAGCGTTTCGTAATTAATATCTTAATGCTATTTATATTATTAGTTATCTTATTATGGGGTCGGCCACAGATCCTCCCAGCTGTCAAGCCAGGAGGTCTGCGTGTCGCTTATGCCATTACGGTTTGGCGAACAATCTTCATTAGGCGATTCTTTTCAGCGTTTATCATTGGGTCAAAACCTGAAGCAGAAGCCAAGATTGATTCGTTGTTTCCGCCACGTGAGTTGCGATACCAATCCAAGCGTTCTGTTAGAGCGTTGAATGCTCCCCACGCTGTTCCGCTAATGGTGTTGTTGAAATCACCAACATAAATAGACTGAAGCAAGTCAATCTTACCGTCATACTTTTTCTGTGAACCCTTAGCGTCCTTAGCAGGGGCAGGGTAAGCCAACTCAACAATCTTATCGAACTGAGCCTTAGTGATTTCAGTCTGAATCATTTCGTTAGCCATGGTTGAGAACTCGTCAATGTATTTGTGAGCAAGTCCAAGAGCCTCACGTGCTACGGCAATCTTGCCCTCAGCAGTCTGAGTGTGTCGAATCTTGAATGTTTGCTTTACATCTTTCTTGCCCTTGAATGAAGACAAGGCAAGGTTTAGAGTGTTAGCACAAACAACACGAACAGGTGTGATAGAAGCCTGAATCGCAATCGAACCATCGTGAGAGGTGTTGATTAGAAGATAGTTATCAATCTTATCTGCGATTCCGTTAGGGTCAAGCGTGATAGAATCGGTTAGAGCAATCGAACCAAAGACAACACGCCCACCCTTGATTGAACCAGCAGTTTCCCAGCGTCCACCACCGTCTAGCAGGTTGTCACCAAAACTAAACAAGTCCTCGTTCTGAAGAGGAACATAACGTTCACCAACAACACCAAGAACATCATTCTTAGACTTGTCGAATGGGTTAGTGCGAGTGACAAAAGAGTAAGACTTGTCTGAATCAAAGCCTTCTGGCAATGCTACGTCCTCTAGACGGACATTCCAGTTGTCTAGGTGTGCGAGTTTCAACATCTCGTTAGTGTTTACTTCATCAGTGAAGACAGTGCCAAGACCATGCCAAGCAGGCTGGCGAAGCGAAGCGAATGCTGTCTGTCCGTTTACTGATTCCAAGTCGTGAGCCATGGGGAGCCAACTTTCTGTTAGGGGTGATTAGTTATAGTATTATTTTACATGAGACCACAGACAATGTCAAGTGTTTTCAGCAAACATTTTCGGAGATCTTAAACTGTTTCGTAACTTGACATTTGGATCAGGATCTGGTCGGCCCCAAATGGGGCCAGTTTTACATCATGGCCAGGATGTTTCATACCCCTATGAAAACTTATACCACTTACGTTTATTCGCTGCATGCAATGCATCAATACGTGTGATTACTTCATCTAGTAGGTCCCTATAGTGGCCTGCTCGCAGGTCCTTGTTATAGCTATCCATATAGTCTTTGTGAAACTCATCGCTCCACTCTTCTAGAATACTATTCAGCTGTTTCTTCGTCATCTTCTTCTTCCTCAATCTCTTCGACGTCAACGCTGTATACGCCGTCATATGTTATATCACTGTCCATAGTGTCTCCCCACGACGTGAAAGCTTTTTGCTCTGCGTCCTCTTCACTGTCCGCTTCAATCTCTCCAGCGAAATCAATTCTCATGTTTACGTAGTACCTAGGCATTGTCTTCTCTTTCCAATGTGAATGGATTTAGTTTGTGGTCAAAGTATAGGTTCGAACAGTCAACACAGAATCCAAGTTCCTCGTGCCAAATGTCTTCCTCAACATTGGTTCCGCATTCCCAGAATCTGTTGCAAGGAAGGAAGCCAGTTGATTCATACTCTTGGTCACCTTCACAAATACGACAGAACGGATTACAGTCAAACGCTCCTTGGTGGTTTGGGCATACTTTTATCATACCCACAATTGTAGCGGTAGGGTCTGACATTTAGCAATCCCCATCCGTGTAAACCTCCAACGGTACACCAAGTCTTCCAAGGACAGACTCCCTAGCAGAAATCAATCCCTCTAGGTAGTCACCAAAGCCATCGTTGATGTCAAGGCCAAGTCTCTCTAAACGAAACTCCTGAATCTCTTTCAGTAGCAACTCACAGAACTCAACAAGGGTGTCGCCATTGTAGTCTGCATCAGCATCTAGAACAATCTTAGTCATTGGTTTCCTCCTCTAACTCAACTGACCAATCTCCATTGGGCATGTCTTCGTGTTGCTCGATAGCACGTTCAATAACTTCTTGTTCAGATAGTTTCTCATCTGACTCAACTTCATACCAAGCAGAGTATTCGACTTCATAGCGGTATCCCATTAGTTATTCTCCTCTTCTTCAAACTGGCATAGACAAGGGGTCACACGAATCATACCATTGGCTTGAGTGACAAGGGCATAGCCATCACAGGCTTCACAGTGATACAGGGTATCGTTAGGTGTAAGAATCATAGGGGTTTCCTTTCGTTGTGTTTCCATTATAGGGGTAGGGTCAGACATTTAGTCTTCCCACTCCGAAGTGTCTTGGCCGTTTAGAATGGCGGTAGCGTAGTCGTAGCGAGAGTTGTCTCCAAGTGAACCCAGTAGTTCCATCTGCTCTTCAGTGAAAGCGTCGTGGTCAGCAATAATAATCTTGCCACCTCCGTAGTTGCCATCCTCAGAGAAGTAAAGTCCATCGTATTCAACATAAGCCATGGGGGTCTCCTTTGTTTTGATAGTTCTACTATACATTAGGGGTCAGACATTTTGGGGACTTAATAGCGTGTCGTAAATAACAGGTTGATAACAGCTGGCCGACCCCAGATCACCACAAAAAGTCAAGTATCAACACACCTGAAATTCCCTGATGATTGGGTGAGCAGTTTAGACACTTGCTCAGGTGTTTACTTATTTAGATTAGGTCAATGATTGACGAGTAGGTGCTTGCGTTTACTTCTTCCTGAGTGGTCATACGCAAGATGCGTAGGTTCTGCTCTAGGACTGCCTTGCGGTTTAGGTGCTTGTTGCCAATCCATTCAGCCTGATTAGGCTTTAGTGGTGCTTCAGGCTTCTTTGGGAAGCCGTCAATCTTGTCAGCATCAAAGGTTAGTTCCAAACGACCAGAGTGTCCAAAGCCTAGGCGAATGTCTGAGTTGTAGTCATAGCCAATCTTGTTAGCGTTCTTTGATACGAACTCAGAAACAAACTTAGCAACCTTCTTCTTGTAGGTTTCGGTGTCCTTCTCATACTTCTCATAGTCAGCAGGGTATGAAGCAACATCAGCGTCAATCTTAGCGATAGCAGCCTCAATCTGAGAGATGATAGCAGAGGTAGGAACTTTTACAGAAATAGCACGAGCCATTATGAACTTCTTTCTTTTAGGGGTATTTGGTATTACTATTGTAGCAAGGGGGTCTGACATTTTACACCTTGCGGTGGGGCAGTTTAGACTGATACCCAGCAGAGGTTTACTACTTTACAGTAGTCCAGCGAGGCTGTCCGTTTACATCAAGACGAACACGAGCAGAGCCGTTCTTGTTCTTGACGATTTCCTGAATAGTGCCTACAACGCCAGACTTAGCGGTGGTGAACTGTGAGCCAACAGTTAGAGTGGTCATTTTTGCTTCTTTCCGATACGAGCGTATCTGTGTGATTTAGTTATTTACAACTTTTGTTGTATTACTATTATGGGGCATAAACCAAGTATTGTCAAGCCATTTCCACATCTTTTTTCTACAAAGTTTTGGGGAGTTTTTTGGAGGTTCTTAACAAAGATCTTAATTGGACTTGACAGATCGTGCTAGAAATGGTCGGCCCCCTTTCTGGGGACTTGTCAAGTCACTGATTTACTAGAAAGAATGCTAGGAATAGAATCCCAATTATAGATAGCTCTAGGATAGGCATTACTCTTCCTCTCTCAACTCAAACTCAAAGTATGCACCCATTTCGTCGTGGCTAGAACGGACACACTCAAGTTTATCACCAGTCAAGGTGAAACGCAAGGTAAAGTCTCCGTTGATAGTTAGTTTATCTAGAATCTCTTCTACGTATGTATCGCAATACCCTGAACGTCTCATCCATCCAAGGTTAGGCGAAACTATCTTGATAGGTGTCTTGTCGTGATAGTCATTAGCATTCATCCACGGCAGCAAGATAGCTTCATTAAAATATTCTTTAGAGTCTTCCCAACATCCGAAACATTCGTCATAGGAAGGGACGAGATTATCATCATCGTCATAGTATTCGCAAGTGCAGTTAGACTCAAGGGTTACTTTTACTTCTTCTAAGGTTAACATTTTGCTCCTAGGGTTGTTAGTTAAGTTTACTATAAATACTAAATAAAGTCAAAGATATCGCCATCGAATCCACCGATATCTAGATCCGCCATCAATTCGCTAGGGCTAATCTCACCTTCGGCCATCATTGCAAACAATTCCTTTACGTACTCTTCGTCCATTAGTAGCCTGCCTTCTCTAGGATAGATAGAATGGTGTCTAGGGTCTCTGGGTCCAGCTTGTCAATAGCTGCATCGTCAATTACGTTTTCGAACATGTTGTCTCCTTTGGGGTTATGAAATAAGTTTAGCAAACTAATTACTCATTGTCAAGGGCTTTACGCAAATTACTTTGGCGTGTCCCTTTGTATTTCTTTGGGGTTATGACCTGCTTCTTACCAGCCTTCAGCATAGACTGGAATAACGCTTGACTCTCAGCCTTGCGTCTTGCTTCATTCCTTTTACCTAACATGCTACTAGCCTATCAGATACCTCAGACATTGAACGAACAAAGTTTTTGCCTCGTGTCTTGTTTTCCCCTGCCTTGCGGATAGCCTCTTGTTGGAAGTGGGTGTGGATAGCGTGGCAATTCTTACACAACACACGACACTTAGCCAACTCTAAGGCAAAGACAAGCGTGTTGTAGTTTATCATAGTTCCAGGGCTAGGTCGTCTACCAGTCTTAGTGACGTGCTTAGTGTTAGGGTCTATGTGGTCTAGGTCTAGGGCACTAGGGTGGGCATTGAATCCACAGTCCTCACAACCGTTAGCCTTCTTCTCAGCCAAAGCCTTTTTGTTTACTTCTATGTTTGTAGATTGACTACGAGGGGTATTTGTTTTCATAGGATAAGTATACATAAAACCTCCGACAATTTGGGGATTTGGGGCAAATTTCTTAACAATTTTAATGCTTGACTTTTGATAAGAAAAGGGCCGACCAGATCCAGGAGCTTTTGTCAAGCCCTGGTCTGGCGTGTCGTTAAAAAGGTGGCTGACTCTTTAGCACACTCTTGAGCAGTAGCAAAATAGCAATACCGCCAAGAATGTTTAGCACAGCAGAAGCAAGAAATAGAATCTCCATTAGTTCCCCTTTACGGCATTACGGAATCGAATCTCATCAAAGCGAGGATTATCGCTCTTGAACATAGAAACGAAATCGCCAACCATCTTTGTGAATAGGGCAGGGTGAGTCTTGTCGCTTGCGTAGTTTAGAATCTTTGCGGTTTCTACATAGTCTTTGCGTGTCATCATTAGTTGTTCCCCTTTTCCACTACTGACAAAATAAACTTAGCAGTCTTTAGGTCAACTGCCGCTGTTGCTAGACCTGCCATTCTGGCATAGGCAAGTTCGCCATTCTCAGCCTTTAGGATAGCCATAGCCTTATCCATTATTTCCATTGAGTTCTTTTCCATTTTCATTTCCTGTTCTTTAGATGTATTTAGTTTAGCATTGGGGTCAGACATTTATTTGAATGACTCAACCATGATGATGGGGTATTCCAGCCCAAACTTGAAAAGGTCACGGGTATCAACGGCGGACACGGTCATTACTCCGTCAAGGAGATAGGTGACTTTGAACATTTCTGACTTTGGCATTAGTTGCCCTTTCTTTTGATTATGGATTTATCTTAGCAGTGACCTAAGACATTATAGGTAGTCGTTAGGGTCAAGGTTGAGGTAGTCCACAGCCTTTTCCAACGGCATCATTCCGTCATACTCTTCACAGTTAGGGCAAACGATAGTGTCCGAAGTAAAAACACTCTCGCAGTATACGCACATCTTGTCCATTAGTTTTCCTTTCGTTGTTAAGATAAATCTATCACAGCCCTACGACATTTATCTACATTTAGGGGGTGTTTTGCGTTGTAAGTTTCTACAAACTTTCGGGAGCTTTTTTGTATCGTACGTAAGTTATCCACAGAGTTATCCACAGGGCCGACCACACAAATGACTTTTAGTCAAATGCGTAGCGAGATGCGTACATCTCTCCAATAGCCTCCTCCTGGATTTGGCGGTTCTCCGCTTGGCGAAGGTACTCCTTCTGCTCAGGGGTCATTGCTGCCTCCTCAGCAGCCATCTCCTCCTGCCAAGCGAGGAAATCCTCGAACTCAGCCTGCATCTCTTCTGGGGTCATCTCGTCTGGGAACATGGTTTACCTTTCGTTATAAGACAAACCTATCACATGCCTCAGACATTTACAAATCCAACACGCCGTTATTTGGGGATCTTTTTAAAGCTTCTTAACTTGACAACTGTGATCGTTGGGGGTCGGCCCCTTTCGGGGTAGATGTCAAGCTGACACGCCATCTAATTCAAAAAATTTTAGGATACCATCACGCAAGTTAAAGATAGACTCTTCATCCCAATCTTTTACAAAAAAGGAAGGGTACCATTTATCAATAAAACGCAAAGCACAACTAACGCAATCACTTTTACCTAAGCAAGCACACATTAGCGGTTATCCTTATCGTTCTTTAGACTGTCAATGTAGAGGGCATTCATAGAGAGGAAGACAGACAAGGCAAGTCCGCCAATGATTAGCCAAGAGATTAGAGGGGTCATTTTTATTAGTCCTGTTCTGGGGTAGTGAATAGTTCGCTAGGGTTAGCAAGCATTAGGTCAATCTTGAAGATTAGTTCTTCTAGTTCGTTGATGTCCATTAGTATTACCTTTCTTGATTACTTAGATTCTATTACAGGGGTCAGACAATTAAGCGTTAGGGCCATACCAGATACGGATAACTAGGGCGGTAGCAAAGCCAAAGAATACTAGCCCAGCAAGGTAGGCAATAGATACAGCGTAGTAAGCACCATCCATAGTTAGGTCAATGCAAAACAAGGTTAGGGTGAAGAATACGGTTGAGGCGAATAGGAGGATGAAGTTCTGGATTGAGTAACGAGACATTTTTCTGTTCTTTCTTTTAGGTTATGTATTTATCTTAGTATAGGGGTCAGACAATGTCTAGTTAGACACGCCGTAGATGATTGAACAACCCTCGCAACGCTTCTCGTTGCTGTAGAGGTTTCCCTCGCAGATGTCGCAGTGTCCTGTTGCTACGCCTAGTAGTTTGTATTCTGTCATTTCTTTACTTCTTTCTTTCTTTATACCTAAAGCCTATACCCTACATCAGACATTGTCAACACGACACGCCGATGAATAGGGGCTTTTTTATAACAAACGTATAACATAGTTATACACATAGTTATCCACAGGGTCGGCCCAAGATCGTGCAAATGTCAAGTCGACACGCCGTAGAAAAATAAATAAAAAACTTTTGCGACACGCCGTGTTTGGATTTGACAAATGCTTATTAGTATGATTAACTATATATAGATAGAAAAAGAAAGGAAGTCAAGATGATTTCACTAAAGGTAAATGTAGGAATGTGTGAAGTTTGCGATAACTACACACCTCGCTTGTATGTAGAAGAGTTCGAACAGGAATGTTGCGAATACTGCTACAACGCATACGGTGACTGTAACTAAATGTCAGCGGTATCTGATACAGTATTACTAGATAGATAAGGATAGATATATGAAAACCCCAATGGACTTAGCGTCATTACAAAAGCAATACGAGATGATGGTCAAGGTTGCTAAGCAATCACTAAACAATGATGTAGACCTATCACCTGCGTTTGAGAGAGAACTAACTCAACTAACTAAGTTGGTAAAATCTATGGGAGGAAAAATCTAAGATGATTACATTGACATTCGAAACTTGGGAAGAGTTTGACGAGGCTATTGGTTCGATTTGTGTTGTTGAGATGGCATTAGCGTCAGAGTAAAACCTGGCACTAGTGTGCTCACTAATAAATGGTTGATTTTTTCTCTAGGGTATGTATCATACATATCTAAAAAATATTCAGATTTTGCAAAATTCAATTTTTTTCAGATTTTCAGATTTTGGCGGTATACAGATCAGCTCTGATGTATAATATAACTAACGAAAGGATCTTTTATGTGTAATGGTAACTGTACTTGTGGCAAGAATAACCCTGAGAGCAAGTAATGTCTATATCAGATGTTCCTGATGAGATCAAATCTGAATGCAAATGCGATAATTGCAAATGCAAAAACAATTAAAACACTAAATAGTTAATAAAACTATAGAATATAGCCATCCATAGGTATGAAATAAGGATAGCTCCTATAATATACAATGTCTTCTTAAGCATAGTCTTAATTTTCAACGGTATTACGGAAGAGCTAGCTCTGACGTTCTTGATATAAGGCCATATTCCAATAACCATAGGTTAATAAGCTTATAGGAAACATTAAACTTCTTTCCAATTTCTCTTGATTCTAGGCCTTCTGACAAGAATTGCTCTAAAACAGCCTTATCCTGATATAACTTAACGTATTCTGACATTATCTGATAACTCCATTTTCTTTCAACATATCGTATAGCTCTCCATTAACCCTTACTAGATCATTCTGCATCTGGTCAATAGTTGCTTTAATCTGTTCTTCCGTGGCTCCCATGCCAGAAAGTGCTTCTCTATTCATTACATTTACGTAGTCTGTCATCATTTTAACTACTTCATCTTTGTAAAACATACCCTTACCATTTCTCTAACGGACAATGTGCTTGTTTCAATGTGGACTTTAGTTTCATAAAGCAGCCACACTTTCGACACTTTGTCAATCTTTTGTCTAGCCATGGACATTCGTTGCAAATTGCTAGACGTGCCTCTATTAGCTCTCTGTCGCTTCTAGGCTGCCTTGGATCAAATAAGTCAAGGAATACCACATCTTTTTTTCCATCGTCTCCAGAAGCCATATAACATAATACCATAAAATTTCCACTTGTTCTACATGTAGAGTGTTTACACTCATAAGTTGTAGATAGTGTGGATGGGATCTCTTATTCCGCCGAATTTTTCGTTTTTAAAATTGAGCTTATAGCGGCGAACTTATATAATGTAAACAAAAAACTATATTATAATTGTAGTATTATGACAATTCAAGACTGGCTTGGCCTAACCCTAACATCGCTATCAATTTTAACAATCATCGGTGTTGCCGTCAGGTGGGTAATTCGTCATTATCTAAAAGATGTAGTTCACGAGCTAAAACCTAATGGTGGATCAAGTTTAAAAGATCAGGTTAACAGATTAGAGGCTAAAGTTCAAGAAGCAGATATCAAGAGAAAAGAAATGTCTAACAAAATAGATCACATGTATGAAGTTTTATTGGATTACATCTCAAGATCGTCAAAGTAAAATCTGCGAAAACTGAAAACCGATTATTATATATAATATAAGAAAACCATAAAGCTATAAGATATATTCTTAATATCTATTAATTAATATATATATTATATACACAAAAAATATTTGTCAAGTACTTTTTATGTTACGATTGTGTTAAGTTTTTATTACATATACATAAACTGTGGATAACTACAAAAAACTGTGGATAATATGTTATAATTGTACAAGCTGGTACCCAGGGATGTCTCTCATACCCACCTCCTTGGGTACTAGTTTTTTATTATATTGGGGTATAATTATATTACTATGACTACTTCTGCGACCTGCTGCCCTGATGAACATTTTGGATCAAATCCTATTATCATTAAATGGAACATAGTTAGAGGCGATACCGCCAAACTTCGTGTTGAATTCCTCGATAACGACGAAGTAACACTTTTTGATACCTCTACCTGGGAGTTCGCATCTTCTGCATACGATACCAGGGGAGACCTTCTTGACGAGCTAGAAGTCATCGAAGGCGATGGATACGTAGATATTGTAGCGTCATCTGATATTACTGCAAACTGGGGTACTGGATCTGGGTCTGTAGTTGCAGAGCTAGCTTTTGACCTTGAGGTTATTATTGATGACACTGTTTGGACGCCAGTATTGGGAACAATTACCGTTATTGGTGATGTAACTGGAGGAAGTCTATAATGCCAGTTATTAAGGTTACTACAAACAACTCAGGACTTCCACCAATCATTAAGATTGGCACTAAAATATATAAGGTGAACAAATAATGGCTACTACACATAATCTTTATACACTTAGCAATTCTACTGCTACCAGACTTACCCCATTAGGCATGCACTCTGGAATGGACATTACCCTTCAAAATGTAAACTCAGAAGGATATATTTATATTGGCGGTGAGGGGGTCACCTCTCTTAACTATGGATATCGCCTAACCCCTAATAATGCTGTTGCTTGGGAACTTCCAGAAAAAGACGCTCTATATGCAATAGCAAGCTCCGATGAGCTTAAGCTTGCAGTAATAAAGACAAGTCTGGAGAAGTAGCGTGGCTAGATTTACAAGTCCTGATGGCGTTGGTGCACCTGGACCTACTGGTGCAACTGGTCCTGGAGTTCCATCTGGCGGTAATGCTGGAGATATCTTAGCAAAGATTGACGGTGCTGACTACAATACTGAGTGGATCGAAAACTATACAAGCACTGTTAAGCATCTAGTTAAGTATGTTGGTAATCCAACCATACCAATCGGAACTCCAGTTTACGCAGTGCTAAACGGTAATGGAAATAGCTCAACCAATATTCCAGTAAATGTTGCATCGAATGCATCAGAGGCAACCTCATCTAAGACTATGGGTCTTATAGAAGACTCTGTTGCAAAGAATGGGTTTGTCTATGTAGTTACTGAGGGTTTGGTCGCAGGTATTGATACGTCTACCGCAAATACTGGAGATCCAGTATGGCTTGGTGAGAATGGTGCATACATCTTTGGACTTGCAAACAAGCCAACTGCCCCAGCACATCTAGTGTTCCTGGGTGTTGTTACACGTGGACAGCAGGTAAATGGAGAGATTTTTGTTAAGGTTCAGAATGGCTTTGAGCTAGACGAATTACACACAGTATCTCTTGAAGCTGCTGCATCAATATCGAATAATGAAGTACTTGCCTTCGATTCCGCTTCAGGCTTGTGGAAAAATAAAACTATTGGCGAGGTATTGTCTAAGGCCAGCGGATTCGTCAATGCTGGTGTTGATGTGACACTGGGAAACTTAAAAGCAAGAATTCCAACATCTGGCAATCGTAGCCTACAACTATCTACAGTTACAGGAACTTATAGTGTATATGGTAGTGGTGTTTATTCACAAAATGGGGTAAGTGGGACCACAATTACAGAAGGAAACTTTGTCACAATAACAACAACACCAACATATCTTGTACCTAGTTACCAGTTTACAGTTGCTGGTGCCACAGATACATGGATCATAAGAGACCTAAGCAATACTATTGCTTGGAGAATAACCTTGGTTATTGGTGGAAGTTTTAATAATAACTTTATTAGCATTGAAAAGCTATAGTGTTCAATACCCTGGGATAATAGTATTATGGCTGTTTCTCAGAATATAAATTTCCCATCATCTGGATATGCATCCAAGGTAAAAGAATCTAAAGAGTCTGATCAGCCAGTATTTTTCGCTGTTCCTGGTGCACCTGGGCCAGAAGGTCCTAGGGGTGTACGTGGAGAGAAGGGCGAAAAGGGTGATCCAGGAGAACCTGGACAGTCCATAAAAGGTCCCAAGGGTGATCCAGGCAAAGACGGAAAGTCTTATTTTCCAAAATACGAACAAAATGTTGGTTGGGCAAGATACTTTAATAAAAATACTAATACTATACCAACAGGAGCCACTAGGGGTGAAGATGGCTGGGTAGACTTATTTATTAACTCTACAGCAGCAATGGAAGAATTTTTGCCAGAAGGATCAGCAAGCCTATACACCAATGATCTTAGAAAAATAAACACCAGAGGGCTAAAGGTTGGTGCTCAAATACAGATAACGTATGACATAGAAGTTATAACTTTTAATTCAAATACCGAGGTCTGGATGAAATCAGAATTTGCTGAGCTCGATGACGCAACAACTACCTTCTGTGCTAATCTTAAATATCAGCACACGTATGAAATGACCATTACGCACACTTTGGCGGTATTTTCTGAGAAGCATCGGGTAGCTGGAATTATGCCAAAAATAAGAACAGACCTTGATTCTGCAGTGAAGATAAAATCAATATATGTCTCAGTTAATTAGTGTATAATATAAGTTATGGCATTTCCAGGAACCCACAATATTTCATATTACCACGGTGACACTTTCGAGTTCACTGTTACCCCAAAAGCATCTGACGGATCAGCCTTCAGCCTAACAGGATACTCAAGCAAGTTCTTTATTGCAAATAAGAGAGGCTCTGGAGCAATTCAGTACGAGTGCACATCTTCTATTGCAAACGGTGTAATCACTTGCACAATTTTACCATCAAGAGGTAGAGACCTTACTCCTGGAACAACATATTTCTATGATGTACAGATTGCTAAGAGCAACGACTCAGTTGTCCACACACTTCTTACTGGAACAATCACCGTTACCCCAGATATAACTGGAGCGGTTTAATGCCAGAGGTTTTAGTAGCCAACGACGATCTTACTGTACTGGGTGGACCATCATCTATAAACGTAAACGTTGACCTTGGAGCAACTGGAAAACGTGGAAGTCAGATCTTCATTAGTCCTGGCGACCCAACCGACCCACTGACTGTAATTGGACAGACTCCAGAAGTTTTTGATCTATGCATAAATACTTTAACTTCTGACGCAGAATACCTATACTTGTATCAGTATCAGAACTTAGGTGCAATAAATTCTTGGGTACCACTTTTTAAATTAATCCCTAATACATATAGTCAAAACTATTCAAAGAGTTTTGTCTCTGGGGAAACTACAATAAATATACCAGTCGCTTCTATTACAGAAAGCCAAAACCTAGAAGCAACTAACTTTAATATTCAACTAAACATCATTAATGATAACCCAGTATCTAGTTCACTTACTATTGGTACAATTCAGATTGTTGATGGAAATCAGGTATTGCCTTTAACTATTAAGGCAGTGGAATACGCTGATAGTTCTTGGTCAGACTTGTCAGGAACAAAGATAGTCCACGTATTCATTACTGTGGTATAATTTAAAATGGTGATAAAACATGGCATCTGAAGACATTGGTACTATATATAAAACGCAAATCCCAGGATATGAGGATGCTGCAGATATTCAGGCTGCACTAAAGCTTTACCACTACGGTACAACTACCGCAATTACTCAAGAATCAGAAATTATCGCAAACTCTGTTGTCGGACACATCAAGGCATTAGACACACGACTAGACGCTGTAGAGGCTACTGGTATTGGATCAGACTACGGGTCTACCAAGCCAACGTCACCAGAAGATGGATTTATCTGGGTAGATTCAGCCTCAGTTGCACCAGCAATAACTTTAACATCTACCGCAATTTATCAAAACTCTGCCCCTACAACAGGCCTAGTTGACGGATTGCTCTGGGTAGACAAGGATTCATCACCACTAAAGATGTACGTGTATGACCTAGGTACAACTACCTGGAAAGAGATAGGTGCATAATGGCAACAGTTAGTACAAGCGGAAAAGTAGCCTACATTTATGACGAGCCTACAGATACCTGGTATCCAGTAGCAGGAAACGTTAGCACCTCCTCCGACTATGACTGGACTGGGGATCACTCTTTTGCAGCACCAGTAAGTTTTCAGGATGTTGTTAAGTCAAAGGCTGGGATTAATAATTTTCAAAATCCAGCAGCACGAGACGCTGCCATTGCATCACCAACAAACGGTGCTGTTTGTTTTGTTAGACAGACAGACTCTGGAGTTGACATAAATCAAATTCAATATTACACAACTGTTGGCTGGGTATCAGCATATGACGCTAGATACTCTACAAAAACTAGTGCCTATACATTAAGTATTGCTGATTCTGGAACTATTGTGATAGTAAACTCATCTACAGATGTTGACGTAACAGTGCCTTTAAATATTTTTCCATTAGGTGCAAAAATTGATATTGTTAGAACGGGGTCTGGAGAGGTTTCTATTGCCCCAGCATCTAGCGTAACGATTAGAAGTAAGAACTCAGCTAAAAGACTTTCATTGCCATATTCTGGTGCAACGCTAATTCAAAATGGTGTAAATGACTGGCTATTAATTGGTGACCTAAAGGTTTAGGCTGTAAATGCTAGGCTCTTTGGGATTCTTTGCATCTAAGGGAATGACAACTGTCCCAGATCTTTCTGGACTAACAAAAACTCAAGCAGAGACGGCAATTGCCGCAGCCTACCTTACTGTAGGAACTGCAACTTCAGTCTCTACATCAACATTAGCTTTAAATAATACTATAGAGTCTCAGTCTATTCAATCTGGATCAGTTGTTGATTATGATACAGCCATAAACTTCGGCTACTATACATATGTTTCATCTCCATCACCTGCTCCAGTTGTTTGTACTGGAGCACAGAACGAAAGATTCCAAACAAATTGGTCTGGAAACTGTGTAAACGGAATTGAAGAAGGAACCTATATAATAGAAACTTGCTACAGCAATTGTCCATGCGTTACAAATACCTATACAGAAACAAGATCCTGCGGTTCTGACCCATGTGTTTTTGCAAGTCAGCAAACATATCCAACAAATTGGTCTGGAAACTGTGTTGGTGGCGTAGAGTCTGGAACTATAATTACAGAAGTTTCATATACCAACTGTCCATCTACAACTACTACCAGCTCCACTAGTAGAAGTTGCTCTACACCAACACCTACACCAGCCCCATCACCACCTTCTAATCCACTATCTGGTCCTGCACCTTCGGCATTCCCACCAGGAACTCCAATTGCAGTTGCATGTATTGATCAAGACACTGAAATGATCAAGATTAGCGAAGATGGAAACAAAACCTATGTTTCTGCAAAGGAAATTCAGGTTGGAGACTATGTTCTTTCTATGAATTGGAATGAGCTTCTTGATCAAAATATGGGTAACTACATGAATGTCACGTCTACATCTCTTACAAATCCAGAACTTGCCCCAACAATGGTAGTTGCAAAATATGCTTATGAAAAAAATACAACCATGTACTTTAATGGTGATATGTCTACCAGAATGTCACTAGAACAGCCTATTTTGGTGTTTAGAGATGATGTTTGGACTTGGGTGTCTTCAGGAGACGCCTACGTAGGCGATATCATGGTCACCTATAACTCTGACGGATCAACATCTGAGACAGAGATTACTTCAGTAGATTACATATCTGAGCTAAGAGATGTCTACTCATTTAACTGTGAAGATATTGACACCTTCTTTGCTGGAAATGTTCTAGTTCACAACAAATAATCTATATGATATAATTTTTATCTAAAGAGATAGAGAATTTTATGTCAGGTAAAATAAAAAAAATAATAACAAACCCAGATAACGAAGTTAGACCTTGGGATCTTCTTAATCCACAGGAGCCGCAGGCATCGGAGGATCTTGCGAATGAAAGATTTGATATTTGCAAAGGATGTCCAGAACTAATAAAGCTTACAAAACAATGTAAGAAATGTGGATGCTTTATGGCCTTAAAAACAAAATTAGAAAATGCAACTTGTCCATTAGGAAAGTGGTAATATGACAATAAAAGAGCTAGCTCCAGGAATAGTTGTTTTTGAAAATGTTATAAAGAATCATGAGTCACTAGTTAATGATATTGAAGACTCAGTTGCTGCAAATGTTATAGGTTGGTCTCAGGCTTACGTAATAAATGGAACCAATGAGTCTGTAATTGACACTAATACCAGAAATACTCAGTCTATATCAGTATCTTATTCAGAAAATCCAACTGAAAATCTTTTAAGTCCATTATCCTCATTTGATAGCACACTTAGTAAAATTTTTTATGACTCCTTTAATCCACTAGAAAAAGAATACTGTAGCCACTATAATTTTGAGGTATACAAGCATGAGGTATACTCTATTCTTAAATATGGCATAGGTCAAAAATTTACAAACCATATAGATAATCATAGAAATTACCCAAGAACAGTCTCCCTGGTATATTACATAAACGAAAATTATTCTGGCGGAGAAATAAATTTCCCTAGATTTGGAATAACCTATAAGCCAAAAGCAAATGAACTATTGATGTTTCCATCCAACTATGTTTATAATCATTCAGTATCTGAAGTAACTGATGGCTTTAGATATGCAGTAGTAAGTTGGGCAAGATAGTATGGTGATGGTAAAAGATCCACAAGTGGTGAACGATTTGTTTTTGCCAGAAGATTTTTTATCCTTAAAAGATTTATTTAAAAACTATAAAACATTTTATTATGATCAATGGTTTTCAAGATATACAGTGGATGACAATCAACTACCAGAATTTAAAAAGTATGTTGAGCTGGCAACAGAAAAAGCCAAGGTAGCGTTCAATAGTCAAACACTAATGCCAACTTATGCATTGTTTGCACATTATGAGGGACCAAATGCCAAACTACACAAACATATAGACGATAATGCATGCACATATACTCTAGACATGTGTGTTTATAGAAAAATACCCTGGGACCTATACGTAGAGAATAAGCCATATGACTTAGAACCAAATTCAGCTTTAGCATATTTTGGAAATGACCAGCTTCACTGGAGAGAAACATTTCCAGATAAACACAATAATCATTTAGCCATGATATTCTTTCATTTTGCTGAACCAGACCACTGGTACTTTACAAAAGGCCCCTCATACCTTTCAGTAATAAGGGGCCAAATGACAGAAGATCAGTGGAACTCTTTATAGAGTCTCAATCATTCTTCTATAGCTTACTTTAGAATATTCTCCACCAAAAGTTTTTATATTTTCAATTCTTGTCAAGTGTCCGTGCTTTGGGGCATGAATCATTTCACCATTGCCAATATAGATACCAACATGATAAGCCTGCTTAGATCCATTGTATTTAAATACAACTAAGTCTCCAGGCTTTGGGTCATTTGTTTTCTGCCCAGAATCATCTTGTACAGATGCTCTGTGCTCTAGAGTAATTCCAAGTTGTTCATAAAACCACAAGGTCAGACCTGAGCAGTCCCATCCAGAAGGGGTGGCACCAGAAAACACATACCAGGTTTTGTTAACATGGGCTGACAATTTATCAATTGCCTTGTCAACACGGATCTTGTTTTCTCTAAGCTTTTCCATTCTAGCTTCATTTATAGCATCTTGTGCTTTTATTTCTAGTCTTTGCAATGTAGCTACTGATACGTGATTACCACGCTCTGGTCTTTGGGGTTGTTCTACTGACGATGCAGCACCTAGACCTCCAGAAGTTAAAGCAAATACTGTAGTTCCTATAAGTAATAAATCTTTCATTACTACCTCCTTTTTATTCTTTTCGTTGTTACAGTACTAAGGTTCTAGTACCTTGGCGACAATATTTTTATTAGTGCGATAGCAATAAAATTGTCTGTTGTTGAGAGTTAGTCACGATTTCAACATTGTTGTCACTTTGTTTAGTCATTTGTCCTCCTTAGAACAAAAACTTCCATTTCTGGAAGTTACATACAATTATACCAGTTTTTTACCTCATGTTCAACTTCTTTGCGTGGTATAATTATTAAATGGCAACAGGACAATCAGATTCTTACGATTTACCATACCCACTAGCAGAAGATAATGTTAATGTGCATGGCGACATTAAGCAACTAGTTGAAAAACTAGAGGCGGTGTTGCCATTGGCATCGTACTCACAGGTAAATGTTTTAAACAACAGCGGAGTTACACTGAATGCTGGCGATCCAGTTTATGTAACTGGCTTTACCACCGCTACTACAGTTGCCAAAGCTGTACATGAAACTACTGCCCCAATTCTTGGACTTGTAAAGGCCACTATTTTAAATGATGCCAGCGGAATAGTTGTTGTGTCTGGAGTTATTCAAAATATCAATACTTCTGGATATGCTGCAGGAGACATTCTATATTCTGGCGAAAACGGCGGACTGACCAATGAGTTGCATCATGGTGGTGCCGTTGGAGTTGTAGTTTATGCAGCAGAAAATGGAATTGTTTCTGTTGATGCAAAGGGGAATGGAACTTGGGGGGCACTAAAAGCTGGACTAAGCTAATAGTGATATAATTATAAAATGGCTAGAGGATATAGCGTTGGCAACGTACCGCCACAGGTAGCATGGACAGTAGTTCGTGGAGACACTGCAGCATTTAAGGTGTATGTAACTGACGACTCAAAGGCAGCACTTACAATATCTGAGTGGACCATATCCATGAAAGTTAAGCGTCCAAACTTGGCTAAAAATCTTGGCATAATTACAGACGATGCCACACTAGTATTAACTCTTACACCAGCACCAGACGACAATGACCTTGCTGGAGAATTCACAGTATCTTTGGCATCAGATGAGTCAGAGCTTTTAGAGACTGGCGACATCTTTGATATTCAGCTAAGTCAGCCAGGAACTGTTTGGACAGTTGCTCAGGGCAAGATAGTTGTTATCGAAGATGTGACAGACTAATGGCTAAAGCAGTTATATCTAGCAAGCCAAAGCACATAACTAAGTCTATTAAGCCAGCAGACTTTTCAAATTCTAAGATTACCTATAAAAAGGGTAACGTCAAGATAAACCAAACACTGCCATTTAAAGTTAAGTTCATCAATATTGGACTACAAACATATGGCCGTGGCAATGCAGCCCCAATTGGTATTGCTGTAATTGGTGTAAATAACTACGTTATGTAATTATCTAAATAAATACTGATATAATTAGTATATGTCTAGAACAACCCTTCCTTATGTAAAGACCAGATTTGAAACTGGTGACAAGCCTGAAGAACAGGATTATGTAGATCTTATTGATACTACATCTGCCCAATCAACTGATCTGGGTACCTTTGGTAATAATGAAAACACTATTGCTGGAATCGAGAATCCAACAGTCGTTGATTCATTCGATGCAACTGTATGGCGTATGGTTAAGTACCTGGTGTCTATCTCAAAGACATCTAATGGGGATAACCTGTTCTATGCAACCGAACTTACCGTACTTGTAGATGGAACTGACGTATCAGTTTCTGAGTACGGAACAATTGACAATGATGGGAATATTGGCACCGTTAGCGTCTCTAGATCTGGAAGCACTGTTGCTTTAACAGTTACCCCAGATTCAAACATCAAGCCTATTACCGTACGATTTGCTCGTATCGGTCTTAAGGCTTAATTAACCCTAGGAGATAAAAATGGCAACAGTAAACAAAGACTTTAAGATTAAATCAGGTCTTATTGTAGAAGGTACTTCAGGTACCATTAATGGATACGACATCCTTACTCAGGATCAAGCATCTACAGACTTCATTATCGGCGTAATTGGTGGAGAAACCCTAATTACCTCAGTTGAGGCAACACAGCTAGAAGTTGTTAGCGGAGAGCTAAACGTTAAGGCTGGCGTATTTGATGCAGCTGGTGCTGCAGACGCTGCCGAAACAGCAGCAAATCTATATACAGACGGCGAAATCACTACAGCTCTTCAAACAGCACAGGGTTACGCAGATACAGCAGAAGCTGACGCAAAGTCATATGCAGATGGTCTAGCTGTAAACTACGACGCAGCAGGTGCTGCTACCACAGCAGAAAACAATGCAAAGTCTTATGCAGATGGCCTAGCTACTAACTACGACGCAGCAGGTGCTGCTACCACAGCAGAAAACAACGCAAAGGCATATGCAGACGGACTTGCAGTTAATTATGATGCAGCTGGAGCAGCCGCCACGGCAGAAAGCAATGCTATAACTTCTGCAAACGGATACACTGACACAGCAGTTGCAAACCTTGTAGATTCAGCTCCAGCTCTTCTAGACACTCTAAACGAGCTTGCAGCAGCCATTAACGATGACGCAAACTTTGCATCAACAATCGGGACATCAATTGGCGAGAAGGTAGCTAAGTCTGGCGACACCATGACTGGTGAGCTTGTTCTTGCAGCAGACCCAACACAGGCTCTAGCAGCAGCAACTAAGCAGTATGCAGACTCAGTAGCATCAGGTGCCTACAATGATGCAATTGCAACAGCATCATCTGATGCAACTACCAAGGCAAACGCTGCCGAGCAGAATGCAAAGGACTATGCAGATGGTCTTGCAGTTAACTATGACGCAGCAGGAGCAGCATCAACAGCTGAAACTAATGCAAACACTTACACAGATAACTCAATCAACGCACTAGATACAGATGATATAGAAGAGGGTGTAACAAATCTTTACCACACTACCTCACGTGCAAAGTCTGCTGCAGCCGACCTACTAACTGGAGCAACACTTACCAACATCACCATTACTGGAGACGGTTCAGGTCTAACCATTACCGCAGAGAACGGAGTCGATGACTCGACTACCGATGATCTAGCTGAAGGTGGAAATAACCTTTACTTCACAGACGCACGTGCAATTGATGCAGTGTCTAACGCAGATATCTATCCAAACGCAGTTATCATCGATAACGTTGCTAAGCAGGTAGCATCTCAGATCACTGCAGTGACAGCAGGAATCCAGGTTGGACACGCATTTGCTAAGGCAGATTACCGTTCAGCAGAATTCCTGGTTAAGGTTGCTTACGGAACCCACACTGAGATTTCAAAGGTCTTGCTGACCCTAGACACCTCAGACAACATCGCAATCACTGAGTATGGAATTGTTGGAACCAATGGTTCGGCATCAACAATCTCTGCAGATATTTCAGGAACAGATGTAAGACTACTAGTAACAACTGCTAACAATAACTCTACAGTTACTGTTATCGGAACACTACTTATTTAATTGAAATAAAGGTTTCTTGGGGGGTTCCTTAAAAACCCCCCACACTAAGATTTAGAGGAGAAGCATATGGCAACAGTCGAAAAAGACTTTAAGGTCAAGAATGGACTACTAGTCTCAAATGGCGGTAGTTTTGGAGGAACCGTAGTCGTTTCCGACCCAACAGAATCAACACACGCTGCAACCAAAGCATATGTTGATTCAATGGCAACAACCGCTGGAGCCACAGCTCCATCCTCACCAATTAATGGAACCCAATGGTTTGATTCATCAATCAGCAGACTAAAAGTTTACTATGATGGATCTTGGTATGTAATGGCATCATATGAAGATGCACAAAACATCCCTCAGCACATCCACGATACATCAATCGGCGGAAGCGGACTAATCGTTAGCTACTTTACCGAAGGTGGAGGCTCTAATGATACCCCGATCAACGCACTTGATGGTGGTGGACCAGAAACAACAGAATGGCAATTGGTTCTTGACGGCGGTAATGCCGAAAGCAATTTTGCATAAAAACTAATGTTATAATTAGTAATAGATACTTGGGTTAACCCCACCAATTAGGAGATAATTACATGGCAACAAGAATGCAGCAACGCAGAGGAACTGCGGCTCAGTGGACATCAGCAGACCCAATCT